TGGTTGCTGGGTTTTTCCTGGTCTACCTCAATGTTTTTAGCACTGGGTTTGATATTGGTCTGGAAGTATGCGTGCAAGCCGGAACTTATCCGTGATGCTAAATATCTCTTTCCTTCTTATCCTGAGAATGTGGACCGAACATCTTGTCCAACATTTGTTGCATTTCAAAAAGTCCTCTTTCATCCTAAACCCATCACCGGCCGGTTAAAACCCGGCGTCCACCTTGATGTGCCTAAGATTGTTCCATATGACCCGGTTCTTCCCCCACATGGCATGGTGTGTGGTGGTTGGTATTACTCTTGCGCACTTCCTGGTGTGATTTATATCACCCAGGAAACTGTTAAGTATGCTTTTCAGTGTCGACTGATGCTTGATAATTCTGAACTTGATCCTGATTGTCGTCGACTGTGGCGCGAGATCCACACACCGAATAGTCTTACTCCTGACTATATGCTACTCCATGAGATTTCCCAAAATGACATTGACCGCTGGTTGCAGGGCCAAACCCCATTTTCCCGCCGACTTTATGTGCTCGCATTGTCGACTTTGCGAAATGAGGCAACCAGACGTGTACATGTCAAAGCAGATGAAAAGATCCTGTGTACTGTCGCCCAGAACTTCGTTGGTTCAGATGTGTATGATTGCTTGGCAGGTAGGTATCCAGCTAATCCTCGTATTATTGCTGCGATTGGAGACCCTGCTGCCGCTCTTATCTTACAAAGTCCATCTGTTAAGGTCGCCCAAGATAATCTACATGAGCATGTCATACAATATCTAGAGCGTTGTTTCACCGGTTTGTACGATGATCAGAAGTTCTGCCCTGGTCCAATACCCGTGTGCGGTTTCGATAACTTGCAACTTGGTATGATTATTCAGCAATTTTGGAACCGCGGGTATCAGTACGCCTGCTGTCTTGACCTTTCACGTTTCGATAGTTCTGTGACTACTTTTATGTTGGAACGTGAGGAGTTTCATCTGCGCGACTTCGGATTTGTTGGTGACCTCACGCTTGAACGTGTGTACCGTAAATTTGAGAATCCTAAGTATCACATTTCTTTGCGTGTGTCCGGTTGTCGCAATAGCGGCGATGCCAACACTAGTGTTGGCAATTCGATTATCAATTGTGTGCTACAGCAGCACGCATGGCAAGGTCGTGATTTTGTTGCGTTGTTGTATTCTGACGACTGCCTGATAATGTTCCGCACACCAATTGTCGAGAGAGACCTGCACGATGCGATGATGCGCATTGAGGCTGCAGGCTTTGGGGTCAAGTACAGCCCCATAGTCCACCGTCCTGCAGACATCCTGTTTCTGTCTGCCATCCCTTGCCCCGCTATGTATGACGGCAACCTTGTTTGGTGCATGATTCCAACCGTTGGACGTGGTCTCTCGAAATTGGCTTTTTCGTTCTCACCAGTG